TATAAGCACCAGAGCCTTGTAGTGACACGCTATATGTTGATGCTGCCTCTACCCCTGCACTTATGCTAAGTGAGCTTAAATTGGCTGTACCTGTGAATATAGAGTATCCTAGAGTACCACTACCATCCCCATTATCATTGTCTACTTGGAACTTAATTAATATAGGTTGTCTAGTCAACTGAAGGTTAGCTAAGAATAAGTAAGAATAGTCGCTTAAAGCAACAAAACCATCAGCATTGATAGTCCATGAAGCTACATCATTCTTATACTCCTTAAACCATGCAGAAGATGCCGAAGTAACTTCTACCTGATCTACTGAAACCTCAAAAGAACAGTTTGTAGCTGCTCCAAATGGGATACCTACAGAGATATTAGTAGTTGTTATGCCAGGATTAGTTGATTGAGTGTATAAAGTGATTTCATTAGTAGTTGTACCTAAGTAAAGTACCTCTATGATTATTCTATCAGTATTTAACAAAGCTGTTGTAGGAACAGCCATAAAAGTAGTATATAATGTCTTACTAAGAGATGTTAATGTTGTTTCTTCTGAAGTAGTTATTAAGGTAGCTGTTGAACCAGCATATTTATATAACTTGTATTGCACTTTAGCACCTGCAAAGGCAGTAGCTATAGAATAATAAGCTGCTATACTCCATGTACCAGCAGTAATCTGAGTAATATTAGGATCACTAGCATCTGTTATAAAAGAAGCTATTACCCCTGCTCCAGTCTTACCAAAATTAGTTGAACTAGCAACTATTTGAGTTGTGCTTAACTCTCTACAAGCAAAGCCATTTACAGTTACTCCTTGATTTATAGAACCATTGAAATAGTATTGCTTATTTGTGTCGTACTTATATAATACTATGTTCGTTCCGTTTATTACTGATGCCATTATTTATAAGTTATATATTTTATAGATTTATATTAAAGTTTAGATTCCAGAAAGGACCAAGTTGACCTACATCTGTGATATAATTAGGAACTAAGAATACTAAAGAATCATCATAATATATTTCAATTAATTGTAATGAGTTTGTTTCATCTGCATAAGGAGATAAAGTAAGCCTATTAGCAGTAAACTTTTTACCATTATAGCTTAGACTACCTGTACTAGAATCAGTAACAGTAAATACCTTATCTAAATATACATACCCATTTGTACCTTTTATAGCTCCTAAGTCAGCCTCAAGAGTTGAGATGTTTCTTTGGTATATTTTTATATATTGAGTTGCTAAAAAACCTATTGGTAAAATATTACCTACAACTAAACCAATGTCAAAGAAATTCCAATTCTTTAAGAATACACCTGAACTGTCAAATAAAGAACCATAAGTTAAAATCTGTTGTGATGTATTAACTGGGTATATTTGACCATAAGGTTGTTCAAAAACTTCAACAGTACTTCTATCTGGTGATGTGCTATTTTGTACAACAGCATATTTAACTTCTGTTTCTCCTTGTACTAATTTAAAGTTTCTTAGAACTGTAGACCCTGCATCACATCTTATTTTTACATTTATATAGCCCATTAAAAACTCCTTTAAAGCAAAATTTGTATAAAATGGTTTTATATTTAAAGTAAAAGTATCGTAATCTTTACCTTGAGTAGCAGCAGGAAATGTAATATAAGTATTTGATGAAGTCTGCCAATTACCACTATTATCTAAGTATTTATTTCCAGCACCAGTATCTAATAAAGCAATTTGTAATTTTATTGCAGCATTATTTCTATGCTGACAACTAAAAGTGATTGGCACACCTCCCATATAAGGAGTGTACAAATATTGTGTAAGTATTTGTAATATTTCTAAATCAGCAATGCCTGTTCCAGCACTTAAACTATAATCATTAAATTGTTGATCTGTTGCTTCTACGACTGTTGCTGCTGCTGTGCCTGTTAAGGTAGTTCTCCATCCAGTTGCTGATATATTAGGTGCAGTACCAGATATTATCTTTAAGTCAGCATTATGTAAAAGATTAATAGGACTTCTATATTCACTTCTTACTTGTATATCAAAGAAGCCTTTTCTCAATATTTTAGTTTGAGAGTTATTAATAAAGTGAACATTGTTGCTTGTATAAGGTGCAATATTAATAGTATTATTAAGTACACCTGATGATGCTACAGTTATTGTAGATGCTCCAATTGCATATCTTGTAAAGTATCTTGTAGATGCAGCAGTTTCCATAGTCGCAGATATATACCAATCTCCATTAGCTTGGTACATTCTACAATTAAACGTTTTAAGTATATTTTCTAGTATAACATAATAACTAACCCCTACAAAATCTCTTGGGTATTGATATATCTGACTAAAAGGTTCATTTGCTACATTATCAGTCCTATCAACCATGCCATCAGCATAAAACGAACAAGCTATGTTAAGATATAAGTCTGAAGGATATTCTAAATATCTTAAACCTTCAGCAATTACTTCAAGATGTTGTTTCAAATAGTTAATACTATTACTTACTACAAATTCTTGATCTTGTAAAAATGATATACCATCTATAGCAATTAAAGATGATTGTGATATACCTGTAGAGAATCCTACTTCTGAATAGTCATTAAATAAATAACCTCTCCATATAACTGTAGAACCTTCTTTTAATAAAACATAATATAATCTAGCGTTAGATGATAATACGTTTGGATATTGATTATAGTCATCTTCAGTTTCAAGGATAAACGAGAATTGCAACTGAGTTGATATGATAGCAGGATATGGATATTCGTTTGATGAATTAGGCTGTAAACTTATAGATGTTGGTATGTATGTTTTTACACTACCTGTATAATCCTCTTGATATATTTCAATAACTTGAGAATTACCATTTTTAAGTATCTGACTTAATGTATATCTTAATCCGTATGCCATTATGCTAAGCTAATATTTTGTCCTTTAAGATTAGATGCCTTTTGTGCTCTATTTGTAGCCAATAATAAATCTTGCCCTCTAAGTACAAATGTACCGCCTCCTCCGCCACCAATCATTGACTTTAATTTGTCTAAAGGTGCGATAACCTCAGGATTGTTTTGAGCACCTGGATATTCTCCTACAAGACCCATAGTTGGTCCTGATACGATACCACCATTAGCAAATGCTGTAGCTTTTTGGCTATTTAATTTACTTTTTAAAGCAGCACCTGCTGCAATAGCAGCCACACCAGCTACAATAGCTGCTGGCCATGTACCAGGATTTTTAAACAACTCAGCAGCCGCACCATTAGTAACAGCATAAGCAATAAGTGCTTTACCTATTGATGATAAAGCATCTGCCAAAATTGTAGCTAATGCTTTAAAATCAAATTTACCACCAGCCAACATTTCTCCTATTTGTTCACCAAAAGCTGTTAATAAATCAATATTTAATTGATTAAAAATAGATTGTAAAGATTGACTTAATGTTTCCAAAGGATCAACTAACCCATCCATTCCAGACTCTAAATTCTTTATTGCCTTGCCATATTCTACTGTAGATATATTAGCAGCATCTAAAGCTGCTTTTTTCTCTTTAAGCTTGTCTATAGCTAATTGATAAGCTTCTTTTTGTGCATTATAATTACCTCTTGTAGCTTTTAAAGTTTGATTAAGTTCTGTTTTAGCATTTTCAATGTTCTCATTGTTAATATCAGAATTAACCTTTTTGATTGCATCTGCTATTTGTTCTCTATTGCTAATAATTATTTTAGCAATCTCTTCTTCATTCTTTTCGTAATCTTTTGTATTTTTATCAGCAATACCCATTAAAGCCCTACCAAACTCTTGTTGATTAACAAGTATATCAGCTTGAGATTTAGCTTTTATATTATTTATTTCTTCTGCAGATTTCTTTTCAAAATTAGCTTTTTCTAATGCTAATCTTTCTTCTTCTTTTATAATAAGTCTACCATATTCGTAGAAAATTGCTAAATCATCTTTATAGTATTTTTGTTGACTTTTTAATAGTTCTAAATTAGATGTGTCTGCATCATAAGTTTTATTTGTATCTTTTCCTTTCTTTTTACCTCCAAATAAAGAAAATACATCAAATTTCTTATATTCTTTTTCTACTTCTTTAAATGCAAACTTAAAACTATCTGCAAACTTATTAGCTGTATATTCGGTTGATTTGGTTATTGAGTCGCCTAAGTCTTTGTTAAATATTCTAGTAAAAGCACCTATTGCATTTCCTACCATTTTTAAACTAAATGATAAAAATTGAACTATAGCGTTCCATGCATATTTAAAAATGTTTAATAACGATTCTCCAAATTTACTCCAATCACCTTTAATAACACTTGTAACTAAATTAAATCCTTCCGCTAAAATGTTACCTGCTATTTTAAGAAAAGCTAATAAATTTTCCCATATATATTTAAATTGATTTATAAGATTGTTGCCAAACATATCCCATAAAAACATGATTGATTTTACTATTGAATCAAACGCTGGTTTTAGTGTATTATATACCTGATTAACTACACCATTAATAAACTCTTTAAATGTTTCATATATCTTTTTTGTGTCTTTAGACATATTATCCCCTTGCATTACAAAATATGTCATTGCTGCTGTTACAGCAGATATAGCTAAGTATAAAACACCAAATCCCTGAGCTAATGCAGGGATGTTATTTTGAATACCTCTAAAACCATAAGGTAAATCTTGTAGTATCAATGAGATACTCATTATACCCTTGTTAAACTTCTTAGATGAACCATCAAAACCTTTCATGGCATTAGAAGTCTGCTTAATATTACCTTCTAATATTTCAAAGTTCTTACCTAGTTTACCTAGTTCTGTATTAATAATATTAGATACAATCTTGAACTCTTCAGCGTTTGCCTGTATCTTAATTTTAATTGATTCTTCTACTGCCATTATCCTATAGGTTTAACATTATTATATTTCTTTAGTACCTCTTGTAATTCTTCATTACTCATTACTCTTTGTTTCACAAAGTTACGATTATCGCAGTCAAGCTTTAAAAGCTCTTCAGGCATAATCTTTTTACCCTTTGGTAGCTGAATATTAATTAAAAGTGTAGTCTGCCATCTTACTCTTAACCATTCTTGTTCTTCTTTATGACGGTAACCATACCACACAAAATCTAACTCAGCCATCGTCATATCCCAAAACAAATGGGGAAGCACTTGGCACTCCCCCATTGTATATCTTTCAATATCAATCCACTCTAATTTTTTTTTACATCTGAACTTTTGCCTTTCTTAGATGGAGCATTATCTACACCACTTACCATACTATCTGACAATACTTTAAATATGTCTTGTAGTTTAGCACTTGCGATACCACCAATGTCATCTATCCAATCACAAACCTCTAAATCAGTAAAGCTAGGAGTAATACCTTCTTTATATAAAGGATACTCTGCGGCTGATCTAAGCAAATTTACAATAGCGTCAATAGTTGATTCTCCAGATAAAGCATCTCCTATTTCAGCAGGTGATATACCTTGAATTTGACAGAATCTTTTTAAAGACCATGTACAAAACCTCATAGGTATTTTAGACCCATCGCTAAGGGTTAGTTCGTAATGTCCTCTCATATTTTGGTGTTTTTGGTGTTATTATGCGTTAGTAGCCTGAGTCAATACTCCTTGTCCTGTGAAAGCAGCAGAGTAAGTAACTGGAGATTCCATATCAGCAGTGATATCTAAGCTTTCTACAAATGCAGAACCAGACCAGATTAAATCACCTACTATTGGAGTGCTACCATTAACTGTAGTAAACTTAACTGTAACTACACCTCTTCCGTTTAAAGCAGAGAAAATATCTCCTACTACATAGTTTGTACCTGTTGGTTCAACTGTAGTAAGACCATCTGTAGTTAAAGACCAAGAACGCAAACCTGCGATTTGATCAGCCCATCCACCGCTTGATTTAGTTGTTGCATCTGGTAAGTCAGCACTTACTGATAAAGAGCAAGATGTAGAGTGAGCTACAACTTCAGTTCCTACTAGAACTACTAGGTTTGTACCATTAAAAATTCCTGTTGTTGGCATTTTATTTTATTTTAATTTTTTTATAATATTTGAGTTACAAAATGTTCGAATACAATGACTCTTTTAAACACATAAGCCTCATCCACATAATCAAAGGTAGCTTCATTTGATGACATTCTACGAGTGACTATTTTAAAGTCAGGAGAAGCACTTGGGTAATCAGGTACATTAACGCCTATGATCCCTAACAACTCGTTAGCCCACTGGTCTACCGATTTCTGCCCTACTTCACCTGACTTAAATGTTCTATAGACAATATCAAATTGAAGAGTAACGTCAAAGTTGTAACTCTGCTTGTCACTATTTTCAACTGATGTTTGACTACTAATGATTAAGAACGGAGGTTGCACTTCGTCAGGTGCAATAGTATCGTAAACACCCAAAGAAAAACTTTGTGATGCTAACTTATCTACATAAGCCTTTCGTATAGCATATCCGCAATCTTTCATTAAGCTTCTGTTTCAGCTTTTACTTCCTCAGGATTTTGTTCTTGAGCAAGTTTTGATAAGAACTGAGTTAAAGGTAAACCATACTTAGTTGGCAATTCTTGGATGAATGCGTCTAATTGTTTTACCTGCTCTTCGTTTAATGTAATTGTCATGGTATTGATTTTGTACAAATTTAACGAAATATATTTATATCTTAAATTCTTTAATCTTGAATATAAGTTGACTATACCTCTTATCAAAAGAGGTCATCAAAAATGGTCTAGTTGCCTGATTGGTAAACTTTTTAGGGCTTTGTACTATATATTGCCTAGCAAATTTACTTTGCTCACTTGGGGTTATGTTAATAAGTGCAGGTAAATTAATGTTGTGTCTTGTTCCAAATTCGACATAAGGAGCATATTTAACATTCTTATTACCAGCACTAACATAAGCTGTGCCTGTTTTATCTGTTTTTCTATGTGTTATACTTCTTTGTAATGCACCTGTTTTTACGTTTACTTCAGCTTTAGCATCTTGTTGAATATTAACAACAGTTTGATTTATAGCCTCTGCAACGTGCTTCTCTAGTCTTTCGGAAGCATTAGAAAATTTAGCTCTTAGAGTGTCTAAGCCAGTTATACCCATTGAAAATGCAGCCATTATTTCATTGTTGAGCAGCTAATCATAAAATACTTATTACGATCAGATTCGTTTATAACTGAATTGATTAAGTATAAGTTATTTTTAAATGATATAACTAATTTATTATCAAATACTTTTGAAGTAGTGTATCTTATTCTAAATGTAATATCATTATTAATAGAATCTTTTTCTACCAAATTAGTCTTGCTTTCGCTATCTCTAGCTATTTCAGCCCAACAAGTATAATAATCTACAAGTGTGTTTACAAAACCACCTGCACTATCTGATACGCTAGTCTTACTTTTAAAAGTAATCCTATTCATTAATCTTCCTATCATTAGATAATTACGTTTATGCGTTTAAATGGCTTCATAAGCTCGTATGCGGTCATCAAATTAGCTGAAGGCTTAGTTGCTTCAACTGAAGATTCTCTGTACTCATATAGGTCTGAAACCATCTTTAAA